TTAGTCCGGCTAAGTGCTTCAACTTGCTTGGCAATCTCAGCTTCAGCCTGTGCTTGCTTCGGTCGAATATCATTCGCGATAGTCCGTTTCAGAGCGTCCAAGTCACCCGACAGAGCCGTTTGTGCGCTCGTAGTCTGCGACTTAAACGCTTCAAGTCTAGCAACAGAATCCAGCCCAATCCGCTTAGCTTCCTGTGCAAGTAGGGTACTTGCGCCAGCATTTCGCAAAGCTTCCTCAGCCTTGTGCTTAGTTTCTTTCAATGGCCCGTTGTCAAAGCTATTAAATCGCTGATTGATAGTGTCAGACAGTTCTTGCTTGACTTCTTCCGCTTTGGCCTTGGCAAGTTCGATGGCATCCGTGATGGTTTTCTCACGCTTGGAAAATTCAGCGTCAAAGGCACGGTCAGCGTTGGCGATTTCCTTTTTCAAACGTTCTTCAAAAATCTGATGCAGATTTCGGCTTTCATTCAAAACGGCATCATTTACAATCCCACCGATCGCATTTGCAAGACTGGACTGGAAGGTTCCAAAACCTATTGATTTTAGGAGTTTTGCCATTGGCGAATAGGTATATTTGGTGATTTTCTTACGAACATCAAGACCGTACCACTCATGGTAGAAACTGACCACATCAAACATCTGCACCGCAACATCACTCTGACCGACAACCGAGATTTCAAGGTTATCTTCTAGCATGTCGCACATACTTGTCCGAAAATACTGCTTACCGTATTCAATCAAGCTAGCCTCATCTGTCACGTCTTGGTCATTGACTTCCACCACATCTTCGTAGATTTGGCTGTAGTTCCCAAGTAAGGGGCTGTCAATCACCACCATATAATCATGGTCAACCGCATTTTCTCCCTCGCCCTTAACAGTCGTTTTAAAGGTTATCCGAGTTTTTAAAGACTTCGTTGAGGTCTTATGCTGGTAGCTGGACAAGTTTTTCTTGTACATAAAAAGCGATTCATTTTCAGAACCGCCATTCTTCAACAAGCGTAAATTGTAGCCGTTTCGCACCATATCTCCGCCCCACTGACCAAGGATAGAATGCTTGCCTTTGGCCAAGACCTCCATGGCATTCTTATCCTTGATATTGAGCGTATGCCTATCATCAATATCAGAGAAGAAAGAAAAAGGATTGGCTCTGGTAATACTACCAGCAAAAGCACTCAACACCCTTGTCCCACTGACACGGTCAACCTCGATAGAGCTGACGATGTAGTTATTTAACAGGCTGATAACCTGATTGGCATAGACTTGAATATATCCTTGTTGCTTTTCAACCTCAAAAATATAAAAATCCTGCTCACCATGCAGGTCATCTGCAGTCAGAAAAGTTTCCTCTTTCAGTAATTCCCACTTGGGATCCGATGTAGGAAAACGAAAGGTCAGTTGATAGGTATTGTTCCCCAAATGGACAATTTCATCATTGTAGGCCTCATTTAAAGGTGTATTGCCTTCAGTAAGATAAATCATAAGATATACCTCCAATTCGGCCGAACCGTGACCTTGCGAACCGAACCAGTAAAGACCAGACTGTTATTACCAACTGCCAACTCAAAGAAGCCTCCACGTTTACGTAAAGTATTTTGAACCGCGCCATCTGCATTATAGATATTCTGTTTCTTATGCCTACAATCAATGGTCACTTTTCGTCTAACGGTCAAGTGCATAGTTGTCCTTCCGATAGTCAAAGAAATATCACCGTCTCCCTCAATCTCAATCACAGGCTCGCTATAGACAGAGCCTGGATTGTTGATATTTCCACTTGCGGTAAAGATAAGAGGAGCAACATTTTTCTGATAACGGAACGGTTGCATGTTCAACTTGATTTCTAGTTTCCAGGCATGCATCCCATGAGGGCTATAGGTTGCACCAATAAAATCCGCATAAAATACAGACCCCAACTGGTAGCTAAACTCTAGCACATTGTCCTTAGGCTGAAATTTCTCCACGATAGTAGAAACATCCAGTAACTTAGGAATATAGAACGAAAAAGTCCGTTCATAACTCTCATAGCCACCATCCAGCACTCGATAACTTCCGTTGGCTCCGTAGAGGTTAGCATCTTCAACCACCCTAGGTTTAGCTGCCTCCACCTGACCAAAATCCGTCACCACGCAGTGAGGGATAGTTGATGTATTAAACCCATTGATAATCATATAAAACATTACATTCCCTCCCTAGCATAAATCGCACCTTGACGTTGGTAGACGCTCATTGAAATTTTATCAGCGTCTAGGTAAGTATCTGACGGCTTTTCAAGGATAGCAGTAAGGATTTTCTCCATACTTGCTCTCAGAATCGCTATCTCAGACACGGTTTGACTGTCTTTCGCCTCGATTTGAGCGCTTGGCATGGCCAAACTTGCTTCAATATTTTTGGCAATAGTCGGTGTTCCACTCAAGCCAAAATCATCGTTTGAAAATGCGTTTGAAATTTCGCCAGCCATTCCACTGACAGATTTCTTAACATCTTTGAAACGGTCCTGCAACCCTCTATCCAAACCTTGCATAATCGCATTACCAGCAGGAATCAAGAGCTTGCGGTCATACTCAATCGGACCTTTGTGGTCACGAATCCAGCTAGCAATACCACCAACGAAGTCAGTTACTGCTCCCCAAGCAGACTTCAAACCGCCTAGGAATCCATCAAGGATAGCCTTACCTGCTGACCATAGGTCAATGTTTCGAATGCCATCAAAGATACTCGTAACATTACTTACAAGGTCACGAACACCTTGTTTCATGCTTTCCCATGCATTTTTAGCTCCTTGGACAAGTCCGTCAATCAGACCTAAGACGGTTGATTTCAACCCTTCCCAAGCACTGCTTGCTACAGATTTGATTGTATTCCAGATGTTAGATAATATCTGAGCAAAACTATCAAAGATAGCTTTACCTGCAGCAGACAACCCTTTCCAAATTGTACTAAGAGTGGTAGAAAAGTTTTCAAAAATAGCAATACCATAACCTACGATAACATCCACGACTCCAGAGAAGTATGTTTTAATCCCTTCCCAAATCATAGAGATACTATTTTTAATCCCTTTCCAGATTAGAGAAAGATCAGCCCCCAGCTGGTTAAAGTTCCCTATCACAAGGTTGATGATGATGAGAATAGCACCCAAGAAAATAGACTTGATGAATTCCCAAACGCCTTGGAAAATCATCTTAATCCCTTCCCAAATTTGGGTAAGACCATCTGAAATATTGTTCCAAATATTCATGAATCCATCAATGAACGGTTGAACAATAGCCATCACTGCTGTTGTGATAGCTGTCCATGCCACAGATGCAGCTTCTTGAATCCTTACCCACAAGTCAGAAAAGAATGTTACAACAGCATTCCAGGCTGTAACAACTCCATCCCACAATGTGCTAGCACCTTCAGAGATGCCAGACCAAAGGTTTACAAAGAAATCAGCAATCCCCTGCCAAGCCTGTTTGATCCAAGCTACAAAAGATGACCAGATTTGTCTACCTGTTTCAGTTTGAGTGAAGAAATAAACCAAACCTGCAGTTAGTCCTGCAATCGCTGCGATGGCAATTCCAATAGGATTGGCACTCATTACAGTAAATAGACCCGTGACTGCTGTTTTAATTGTCGTTAAGACAGCAGGTATTCCAGATAGCAATCCCGAGACTGTCGAAAATGCTTTAAACGCTAAAAATGCAGAACCAAGAGCGGTAACGATACTACCCATGATACTTCCTAGACCTTCACCAAAGATTCCACTGAAAACACCCTTTATCCCTCCCAAAATAAGGATAGGAATTTGTTTCAGAATATTTCCAATCATTGGAATTAGGTTTCCGAAAAGAAATGTTGATGTCGTTTCCATCAAAGCTTGTAGTGCAGGTTGAATATCTTCACCTAAAGACAACTTTCCAAGCACATTCTGAGCAGCTGATTTCATCGATTCAAATGAACCTGTAAATGTAGTTGCTGCCTCTCTAGCTGTCGTACCAGTGATGTCCAAATTCTCTTGTATAGTGTGAATGGCGCTATAAACGTCTGATAGATTATTGATGTCATATTTAACACCTGTCAATTTTTCAGCATCCGCCAAAAGTCGTTGCATTTCTTGCTTCGTACCACCATAACCCAATTTAAGGTTGTCTAGCATCGTATAATTTTGCTTGGCAAAACCTTGATAAGCCAGTTGAATACTTTCCATAGATGTCCCCATCTTATTGGCATTATCCGACATATCAATCATGGCCATGTTAGCTGTTTCTGCTGCTTTATCTGTATCTCCACCAAGAGATTGTAGCAAGCTTGCTGAGAAACCTGTAACATTTTCCATATAGGCATTGGCTGAGAGACCTGTTGTCTTGTAAGCCTCGTTCGCAAATCCTTTGACCTTATCAGCTGAGTCTTTAAATAAGGTTTCAACCCCTCCAAGAGATTGTTGAAGTGCTGCCCCTTCGTTTATCGATGCTCCGATTGCTTTACCAATTCCAGCTGCAGCAATAACTCCTGAAACAGCCCCCATCATTTTAGATCCGAGGGATTCGCCTGCGCTAACGCCAGCTGAGGCAACTTCACCACCCATTTCCTTTTGAATCATGCCACTAATGCCTTTAGCAGATGGAATGATTTGTACATAGGCTTTTCCTAATTCGGTCGCCACTAATCCTCACCTCCTGTTTTTGCAAGCAAAGCCTTGCGATAGTTTTCAAAGTCCTCACCAGATTCAAAGACGAGATAATCCCTTTTATCTCCCTCTTCTTTGTTATTCTTTGTAAGTAATTCAGCAATTGATGCAGGACGATTAACACCCTTTTGCCCATCTTTTGTTTTCAACCACAAAGAAAGAGACAGTCTGTCTACGATACTTGCAAGTAACGTCGTTTCAAGAGGGACGATTTGGTCAGACATCATCTGCTTTATCCGCGAATCATCACGCAACCCATACGCAAAAACAGCCACCTGATTTAAAGGTAGCTGTTTATAGTCGTATATTTGGTAGGTTTCCGCTAAATCACAGATAAGAGCATCCTCGTCTAAGGCAATCATCTGAGCAAGGACTAAGATTTTTTTAGGTCTTTGTTGGACTCAAAGATACTCTTGATATCTGCGAACAGTACCTCAGTATCGATGAAGTCGTCTCCATCATCTAAATGAGATAAAAACTCTTCCGCTTGTTTTTTACCAAAGAGAAGATTCAGCAATTTTTCAGCAGCTTCAAAATCCCCCTTCTCCATTTTGGACGCTTCGCGCATGAGATAAAAGTTTCTCAATCGTTTTTTAGGGATTTTGTACTCAAACCCTGACTCTGTTTTTCCTTTTAAGATTGCTTCCATTTATTTTACGCTCCTTGAATGTATTCGTAGTGAGTGTTTTCACTGTTGTCTGGTAATGCAGTGATCGTCAATTCATAGCCGATAGGTTCGCCGTCTTTATAGCTGATTTCGCCAATTTCGCTAACCTTACCACGAGGAATGACAACGCGTTTCACATAGCCATTTTTCAGCAAAGTATCAATAACCAAGCAATGTTCTGGCAACTCTTTACCGTTGGCTTTTACAGTGATACCTGTTTCAAGCGTTCCTGAGACGTTATCTGGTCCATAGACTTCTTTCAAGACTTCAATGTTCAGACCTTCAATTAATTTGTATTTGAAGGTATCTTTCTTTTCAGTTTGAGAAGACAAGACTGTTTGTCCACCCCACGCTTTGATTGCTTTGCTTTCTGGCGAGTTCGCATTGGTCAATCCATCATCTGAAATGTACCCTAGCGTTTTAAATGCTGCATCCAAATCTGTTTTGGCATTCGTTGGAAGAGTTGTTCCAGCTGGAGCAGTAGAAACTGCCCCTCCAATTTTCGGCTTAGCAGCCGTTACATTTGATGCTGATGCAGTCGTCATATTCTTTCCTCCTGTTGATTCTGTATTTTGTCTTCTTGCTTCTGTCGTCAAAACTACACCTCCTTTTTAAAAATAATTAATGTCATATACCGCTTGATAGCGATATTGCTTCGTTTCCGTGTCTGTAAAGTTGTAGTCACTATTGTGATGCACACCGCTGACTTCGTTGACCGTGATGAGATCCTCAACTACTTTCTTGACTTTCTCATTCAGCTCAGCAGCCTTTTGAAGTGATGGTGCATAACTTTGAAAAGCGAATGTAGCGGAATGAACGTAGTCGCTTCCACCACTTCCAGTCTTTTCTAAAATGACATAACTCTCAGGCATATTCGGTTTATGTTCAAAAAAAGACGGTACATCTAACTGTCCGTCCAAAAATTTCTTTATAACTAATTCGATCATCTCATAGCCTTCAGTAAAATATTATGTTTTTTATTTCTAGCCATGCTCTTGATATCAGTCGTACTAATCTTTGCATTGGCACGCTTTTGCCCTGGCGATACAGTCAATTCAAACCCCTCACCAGCTCTTTCAGCAATCCCTTGCCCTTTCTCCCTCAAAATACCCTGCATTTCGGAAGAACGTAGCAAGGCAGACACCCCAGCCGAGTTCAATTGAAATTTCATATTACTCATAAACTTCAACCATGACCTTTCTATTCCAAGATAATGGAATCATTGACTCAATCCCCTCTTGAGGGATGCCAATCGTCCGCCATTTACGACCAAAAAACTTGACCTCACGGTTCTCCCACTTATTAGTATCCCCTTTAGGAATACCGAGTGTATATTCCGCCTTCTTCCCAGTCAAGTTCATTTGATTGATGACGTCCTCTGATGAAGTTGGGGCAACCAATACATTTTGAACCTCAATCTCAACATCACGATGAATTGGATGACCGAAATCGTCATTACCAATTTCCACCTTGTCCACTAAAATGACAGGGATTCCTTTTAGGTAGGTCATAAATCTCAATCGCTCCATATCGTTGTTTTTTCTTCAAACCAAGCCTTTTAAGTTCGGTATCTTTGATAAAGAGACCCCCTCCAGGCACAAGGTAAGAACCACTAAACGAATAACCCAAGGCACTTTCAGAAACCTGAGTCATCGGTTCATGGTCTGTTGAGGTCATGAGGGTTCGTGCTACGATATCAACCGTGACAGACTTAGCAACACTAGCGAATGACACGCTCTCAGCTACCATATCATCAAGGTCTTTACCGACTTTTTCAGCCTCCACTCGCAAAGAATTAGATACAACTTCCAACAGAGCCTCAGCCCTTGCACGCTCATCAAATTTCAACGAGCGCCACAACAATTCCAAGTCTTCAATCTTTGCAAAATTTCCCATAGCTTAACCCTTGTTTTCCTCGTACAAGGCTACCAAATCGGATTTTTTTGAACTCTTATCGTAATCAATGCCTAATTCATCCAAACTAGACTTCAATTCCGCTACGGTCAAATCCGCTCCGCTTGGTGCCGTATCTTCCACAGGCACCCAATCTCCGCCAAGAATGCTCTCAGCAGAGATAATCACGCCCGTTTTTGTATCACGGTATAAAGCCATAAAACTTACGCTTTCACACGCGCAAAGGCATCTTCATCAAGGATACCCCAGCCAATAAAGGCTTCCGCACGCAAACAGATTTCATTGTAGGCTTTAAGGTCACGACCAGCACCGTCTGGATCACCGTATTCAATGATTTCCATTGGAATATTTTCAGCATAACCCCACTTGAAGCGGTTTTGGAAATCCCCTACAATAGCGTGGTCTGTTTCAGCAGTACCACCAGTGACAGTAAGGTTCTTGTTGATATCTGATTTCATGCCGTAGAATGAATCAGGATTTTGACCAAAGCGGAACTCAGGATAAACGGCACGTTTATCAGCGTCTTTTAGTTTACCTAATGCGTGACCTGCTGTTGGCGACAAGGCAATACCTGTTACCTCGCAACCACGGGCAATAACTTGTTGTACTGCATCTTCAATATTTTCATCGATTTTAGTTTCATCATACGTCACGACACTTCCACTAATCACACCATCAAATGAGTTGGTTGCACGGAAAGTTGCATCTGTCATGGATTTTGGTTCCAAACCATGAAGAGCAGCAAGGTCAAAGGCTTCTGCAATCTTCTTAGCGAATCCGTCCATATATGCTGACAAGAAGTTCATTTGTTTTTCTTCTGAAGCATATTTGAACTCATCTGTGATACGAGCCTGATAAACAAATTTAAGCGGTTTGATAACTTTTGAAGTCAATTTCGCTTTATTTCCAAATTTTTGTTCGCCCTCACCAACGATTTGAGCATTTCCTTCAAGGTTGAAGATAAATTGCTCCACTCCATTGAATGGAATTGGGGTTTGTGCTGACAATTTAGCCAGTACAGATTTCCCCTGCACCTTACTAATCAATTGCTTTACTACTTCTGGTTTAAAAAGTGTTCCAGTTTTCATTGCATTATCTGCCATAATTTCTATTCTCCTTTTGGTTGTAATTCACGAAGCATCTGCTTCATTTGCATCGTTTTGTCATCACCGATAGCAGGCTCCGTATCTCTTAGCGGTGCTTGAGGTGTAGCTGGACGCATAAAGCCAGCTAGACGCTCAGCGTCAGCCCTCAATGCCTCTTCGTCAACACCTTGAAGACGGTCAGCTAAGTCATAAGGCAAGCCATTTTGTAAAGCGACACGAGTCCGCAAGTTAGCAGTTTCATAATTGCTCACTTGCCCCTGCAATTCAGTGATTTGAGCATCTAATCCTGCTCTAGTTTGCTTGTCATCTTCAACAGTAGACTTCAAAGCACTGTTTTCAGATTCTAGTTCTGAAACACGTTTCTTGAGTTCATCATAATCACTGAATTTTTCACGCTCACGTCTGATACGTTCCTTCACGATGTTATCGAGCTCTTCCTGTGTTTCAATCGTTTTAAATTCAGACATCTTCATGTCTCCTTTCTCCTGCTTTCCCGGCAGTTCGGTAATTTTTAGGCATCAAAAAAAGCAGTCTCTCAACCGCTCCTCTTAATAACTGATTTTTTGCTTTTTCTTAGGCTTAGTTGTCATACAAGCCCAATGCGCAAGCAAGGCGCTATCCATCAAAGAAATATCCATATCCGCAAAATGCGAGCGATAGCCAAACCCACCGTTTGAACCGATGTTCCGCTTCTCACAGTTGGTTGTAATTTTCTTCAAAGACGGTTGACCAGCATGGCACAAGGTCTTTTGATAAATCCCCTGTTCCCACATCGAGTTAGCCACGATGATTTCCTTGACCGTAGGCAATATCACGCTCTTCATGCGTTCCTTCTTCAACTCTTCATCAAGGATTTTCTGACCACTTGCTCCATCGACTACGATAGTAGCCACATCGGCACGCTTGACAAAATCCAAGATCCAGTCATTCCCGTTACGGACTGACTGACAGTCAATTGTCTCAACGAAAATCCGTTCATCTACAGTACGAACAGCAATACTTAATGCCACGTTTGCGCCATCTTGACCATATTTGACTCCGACAAACAACTTACCTGATAAATCAGGGATAGAGTCAACACACAACTCATTCCATTCCGTTTCCGAAATAGCAGATTTCTGGTTGTATTCAGGCCAATAACCCAAACGCTGAACATTATGGTCTAGCTTATCATCACCAAGCTCAGCTTCTATCTTCCGCTCATTCAAATGGTAACCCATAGAGGGATTGGAATTATACCAGGCATCGACATCATCGATTTCTTTTTCCTCAGAAACCGACCATTCTGCCCAACCTGAGTATTTTCCTTTCCCAAATAGGCAATTCTTACGGTAATTTGTGAATACCGTCCCATTTGAAACAGGTGTAGGTGGTGTCCCACACATGATTGTGATTGGATTGCTACTATCCGTTACCGTATATTTCAAAGCCGATTCCTGCTCAGTCGTATATTCCTGAGCCTCATCGATAACGAGAAGGTCAAAACCTTCCCCCAAACCACCATTGGATGTTCTGGTACGAAATTGTACAATCCCACCGCCGTCAAACAGTTCAATCCGCTCTTGTCCCTTGGCTCGTATAGAGCTAAAGTCCTCACCGTCCACATATCCCATTTTTTCAAGGTAACGTTTCACCTTTTCAAAAGAGGAATGAGAGGTGGATATTCTATGAGCCGTGTGTAGGATGTTTAGTCCATTATGCAGGCCCCAAAGTTCAAAAAGATACAAGAGTTCGGACTTCCCATTACGACGAGGAATAGAGTAGCCAAATTTTTGATGCACCCACAAACCATTCTTGTCAACCGCCATGATAGAGGTCAACAAGTTGACTTGCCAAGCGTAGCAAGAAAGACCCGTCCGCTCGTAGATTTCTACCGCTTCTTTCGCCTTAGAATTTTTCTTGACGTACTTTAAAATTACCGATTGAGTAGGATTCTGATTGCCAAGTTTCTTTCTAGCCATCCACTGCTCCTTTCAATCGTACCGCATGATAACCCTATCGCTGGGATGATTTAATTGATTACGTTTAAAATATAGTTTTTAGCAACATCTAGCATTCCCAATGCCTGCAAACTACTATCCCAGCTATAGCCAAGATTTATCTCACCATCTTTATCCAAAGAAACTACCAACACCGAAGTGTAGTCATGACTAGCCTCAAGATTTTCCTCCAAAATTTCTTTCACGGAAGCACCGCGCTCCAGACTAGACTTTTTCTCTAAAAAATAAATCGTGTTTCCCATTGTTACTCCTTTCTAAGCATAAGAAAAGCACCCTTGCGAGTGCTCTAACATATTATTTTCTATCTGAAAAGAAATCTTCCCAAAATGGATTTTCTTTATCAAAGATTTCAATCTCCTCAGAAGTCATGTTTTGAGGATAATCTTCAAAAAGGTTATAGAACTTCTTTCTATCAAATGTGATAAGCATCAATCCTTTGGCATACCATGAAGTATCAACCCACCAAGTTTTATCATCATCGTTTTCCTTGTAACAATACTCTGACCAATTCACTTCTTCGTAATCACTTTTCATGTCCTGTAATACCTTTCATTTGTTTAGATTCAGCTGTGTTAAGGAAACTCAATATGTTATGAAATTCAGGGTTGTCTTTTAATGAATTTGCATCAATAAGATAGCTATCTACATCATATTTATGTCCCCTTACAGCATGAGATTTCTTAGCCTTAAATCTTTTTTTCAAAACAGTGTCATCAAATGGCTTAAACCCATTTACAAATTTTGATTGAAGCTCCAAATATTCAACTAGATTATCATTTTTCCTAATGATTGCAGCATGTCTACCTGTTGCCAAATAGTATTCTTTGCCATTTTCTGCCTTTTCCAACAATTCTTTGACCGCTTTGAAGTCATTTGTGTTTTTGGCTACATGCATCTTAACACCTGGAAGGCTTCCAATCATATTGATTTTATCAATACTACCAAAAAAAACGCAACTCTTTCCACCTCTAAAATCTAGAACTGTATATCCCGCTTTATTTCCTATGTAAGCAAATGCTAAGGATGAACAAGACCCTTTCGTCTTATCTCCACCACTAATCGCTTGAATAATTTCTTCTTCGGTTAATTTTTTAAGGCTTTTCGTTATAGGGTTTGAAGTTATACCTATTTGAAGAGCAAGCTTTCTAACCTGACTGACTTCAGATTGTATTCCGATGTTCTTTCTTGCTTCTATTTTATCACTTTTATCACTTTTACTCCACGCCTTACTCCAAACATTTTGGACCTTTCCACTTTTAGGATCATAATCAACAGTGCATCTACAACGTTGATGTCTTCGATAAATATCCTTTGGAACTCTTGGGTATTTGTAAGTACCTTGAACCTCCTGACACCATTCACAACAGTGATAAGCTGATTTTCTTACAATCTCAGGTTGCAATCCAGATTTATGTTGAAACTCCGCATTTTTCTGGATGCTATCATCAATTATTGATTGAGTAAAATTCACAACAGGTTCTTCTAATAGCCAACGAACATCATCAAAACTTTCCTCACTGGCTAAACGATTAACCAGACCATCAATTCGGTCTTGATTCAATTCAGGAACCTGAGCAGTTAACCCAATTTTAGCCTCAGAGTTCAAATTCTTCTGAACTTGCTCAGTATAATCACTCACAAGCTCGTAATTTCGCCCCAGAACGTCCGTCAGCACACGTTGAGCGATATTGTAATACATTTTACCGTCTGGTAGCGTTTCGTTCGTTAGAGAGGCTCCCAGAGCCTTAGAAAGTATCTCCCCAATTTCAATAGCATATTGATTAGCGTCCAAATAACTTGCCTTGCTATGTTGTAGTTTAGACAGCAAGTCTTTCAAGACCTCGCTGTCTAGCCTAGCACCTTCAAACTCAGACTTGATTTTCTTGAGCAGGCTCGGAACGATATCCTCCACCATCTGTTCCCTCCTTCACGACTGGAGCAGGCTTGTCTGACCCTTTAATTCCAGTCAAGTCACGGATGGTTTCAGCATCCATATAGCCAGGCACCGCTTGATTCAGTTTGATAACACCATCACCAATCAAGGTCAACATATTAGCGTCTGCCTCAAACAAAGGCTCCCACTTCACGACCGTTTTATTGAACTGTTTCCTCAAATACGGAAACTCATCTCGTAAACAAGTAGCGACATAGGCCACATTCAGCAAACCAGAGCCCAGAGAGCGCTGAGCCTTCCGACCAGCTAACCGCAAGTTCTCATGACTAGCCTTGATAGCTTCAACAGATGACGGATTGTCAGAAACAAAACCAAGATCATCCAAGGTCAAACCCATCTCCCCAGCAAAACCAGCGGCTGCAGTCCGTAACTGCTCAGTAAAAGGAGACATGCTGGATGTGGTGAATTGCCCCACATTCGGCTTGTCCCCTTCATCATCTTTGGTAAAAGTCAGCAAGCTAGATACAGTTGCTTTCCAAATATCAATCGCCTCAGCGTCTTGACTCAATCCCAACACATACTTTTGAGGGAATGAATAAAACTCAGCAGTCACATCTGAACGCTCAAGCGTTCGTTTAGCATATCTCTGATAGTACATCCCAGCCCGAGTAATTCGTGACCGACCAAACGGACGAACCGCATCAGGTCTATGAATGACTGGTACCAACAAAGGAACACCCGTTGGATTTCCGATTGCAAACGGCTTTCCATCTTTAGGATAGAACCAAGTCACATCACTAGTAAAATAAGCCTCAAGCACGGCATAACCATTGTCATCCCTTTTCAAAACGGCATAGCCCTCTGTCAGCAAGCCAGTGATAGGATCCAGAACACCAGTTGCATTGCTTGCCTCAATAACCTGCAACCGAGGAGCGTCATCATCGTCCCCTTGCGAGATGTAGACAAAACAACACGACCCAATCAATGCTGAAAGGATCGCGCTATCAAAGAATACATCTGGATTGTTCTGAGCAAAGATTTCATTCGCTCCAAATTCGTCATTGGCAAACTCACGAAAGACCAAACGATCTGCTAGACTGTCAACACCCTTAGCAGCCCAACCTAAGACCGCCCGATATTGTTGCCTGATTTGAGGTGGTATCGTAATACCAACATCTATCTCATTGTGTTGCATAGCATACTGATTGTATCTAGTGTCTACACCCATTTTGTAATTGGCTAGCTTCTTCCTGAGATAGCCCATACCTTTCAATGTCATTTTATACAACTACCTTTCATTTCCCGCGAGAAAAAATGTACAGTGACGGTGTGAATCCCTAAAGCACCGAGGGGGAGGGGGTCATCCCCCCACCTTGGCAGGAACACTCGTCCTTTTTTTTAATCACGTTTATTTTTTTAACCCTTATACTTAAACCAATCTGTACTTTGTGGTAAGTTCCTATTACCAATGACCTTTGTTCCGTTTGTCTTCTCATCAGCATATAGCTTGTCAGACTTCTGTCTATTGCATTGCCAATGCGCCAACTGCAAGTTAGCAATGTCAGATGGATGTCCGTTCTTATTTACTGGAACGATGTGGTCAATGACTGGACTTAATGGATGAGGATATCTCAGGTCTTTGTCTACAGGCTGGCCACATATCCCACAAGTGTTTCTTGTCTTTAAGATAATCTTCTTATTCTTCTCAAAGGCTACTCTATGGGGTCCACTACGGTCCGCTCGGAGGGGGTTGGTATTCATCTAGGGAGGGAGTCCTTTCTTTTTAATGGAGGGGGTTGGTATTCTCAAATGTACCCCTCGGTATCTTTCAAAGTAGGGGTGTTTTTAGTGCACCCACCCCCTCTTGTATTTAACATATCTTATATTCTGTTAAATAAAATTAAACAACTTCAAAGTCAAGAGTACCAAGGCTTCTACCATATTTTTCTAAAAACTAATTTACATTTTCTCATTATGTAAAATAGATAGGCTATTTAGTAATCAAATGATAGTATACTCTGGTCAAGTTCGTCTTGACTATAACCAATATATCCTAGTGTGATGTCTGGTGTGGAATGATTAAATATCTTTTGTAGGATAGCTACATTACTATTCTTTTTGTAATGATGATATCCAAATGTCTTCCTCATCGAATGAGTTCCTATGTGATTCAAGCCTACATACTTAGCTGCATCTTGAAGTATTTGATAGACTGCTACTCTTCCAATGTGTGTGATACGAACACCATCTGTTCTCTTTTTCTTTTTACTTGGAAAGAGATAGTCGTACTCTGCTAACTGATTATCTTTAATGTATCGATTGATTTCTTTTCTTAGAGGGGGGCTGATTGGAAAATATCTTATCTTTCCTGTCTTCTTCTCTTTTAGTTCAATCCTATCAGCAATCACTTGCTTAACTTGAAGAGGTACTATGTCGCTCACTCTTAAACCAGAGTAAATTCCAAACATGAATAAAACATAGTTTCTATCACTTTTGTTTTTCAAGTAATCTTTGATTCGTTCGATATCGTCTAAATCACGAATTGGTTCTACTTTCTTCATGTACCTCTCCTTTCCTACATAAAAAGCCACTGGTCGTGGCATTGAATATGACAGTAGCTGGAATTGAACCAGCTGGTCTAGCAGTAAAACGTACGCTTGGTAAAAGTTTCAAGGAGACCCAAACAACCTGCTAACCTGTCCTTACTGTCTAAGAGGCCGAAGCCTCTATATTTTTAGGAGTCCTCATGACTGTTCGCTGCCAATCATTGGATAATACTATTTTAGCACCTTTTTCCGTTCCAATTCTCCCAAGATTTTCCCAGATTTTTCCCAAGATTTTCCCAGAAATCACTTATAGACTAAAAGGTTGCTTGCTTGATAGGACTCTGCAAACTCTAATAGAGCTTTGTTCAATATCCGATAATACTCACTAGATGAGTAGCCTAGTTCTGAATAAATACTGTAGTCTTCCCTCCTCTTTTTCCTGCAATATCGTTCGATTAGGATACGTGTGTATTCCATATCGGAAAGATTGTTGATTGCTTTAGCGATTAGTTCTAGGTCCTGCTGAGCTGATACTCTACGCAAGACCATGCTTTCTACCTGCTTGCTTGTCTGACCACTTGATGACCTTGGCTCAAGTGAGTAGGATATTGTTATTTTGGGGGCGTATTCTTCTCCAGCTATCCGTCTCAGACGACTGTATTTTTTTAGTACTTTGATAGCTTCCTTTCTGGTTTTCTTTTCGTCGATGATATCCAATAACTCTATTTGCACACGAACTCCTCCTCATGATATAATAGTTATGCGAAACTATAACACGAGAAGTCAGCTGTGCTGGCTTTTTTTCATGCCCTACTCCCGAGAATAATATCAGCAGGAAAAGCAAAGTAAGTACAGATATCTTCTACATTATAGATATTCGGTACACTTTCCCCCTTCTCCCATTGAGCAATCAAGTAGCGACTATAGCCTAGTTTAGCTGCTAACTTTTCTTGTGACAACTTCCTTTCCTTACGTTTTTGCTTTAGCAAGAAAGCAAACCTACTTGCTTGTCTTGGATTTAATTTATCCTTCATCATCCACCTCAATCTTTACGACAGCTCTACCATTTGGATTGCGTCTTTGGGTGGATGCAAAAGTGTAATACTTCAACATCCTTTCAGCAATTCCTGTTTCTTTGCTGATTTCCGCAAGCGTCCCCATGGTAATAAAGGTGTCGCCTTCATACAATGCGTATTCACTCATGCTCCATCTCCTCAATCAACCAATCAAGGTTCTTGCGTGCTTTCTTCAGGTCTTCCAGACCGTTTTTCTTTTGAAACCGTAACATATACTTGATTCGGAGAACTATATTTAGGTTCAGCAATACAAATATAATCTCCACTCTCTATTTTCGCTAAGATTTCCAAATCATAACTCATCTACCTGATTCCTCCGCATTATACTGCAACCATACTAAGCATTCATATAGATCCCTTGCTTGCCTTTTGATGTTGCTTAATGATAGACTGCTCAATTTATCATCATTTTGTAAGACTTCTATCTTGAAATTTGAAATAGCAGCAGTCAATTCTTTTTCTTTTTTTAAATTTTCACTACATGACATCACTCCACCCCCTCAAAGTAACTATGAAATTTACTTAAATTGACAATAGCGACCTCTTCAACAGAATGCTTTCCGATGTCAAAGTCTGGATCATTCTTCCCAAATTCTTTTTCTATAGCTTTTTCAGCCAGAAAAGGCAAATCGAATATACTTGCCCCATTTCTTAAAGCGAGCGCTTGACCGTATTTGTTCACTATTCGATACCCTATATCAAACGGTCTGATTTCCCTTGGGACTTTTATGCATTTACTTTGATTCTTCATTCCTTCTTCAAGTGTTTGTGTCATCACTCCACCTCCTCAATCTCAAACCCTTCACAATCAAACACCCAGCCGATTTTTGCATTTTCTAGTTCTTTACGGGTGTGGGAATATATAGCATCGTCTAAACTAAAGCTTTTTGTAAAGAAGTACCTTTCCAAAAGTTCTCCATAAACCAACATATTTTCTTTAATATTCCCTTTAATCTTTACCAGATACCGCTTCTCTTTTTCGACCTCATAGCCGTCAAGTCATGCGCGAGCGAAGAGGTCTTGGTTGCTCGCCTTTTTAATCCATAATATAAGATCGAAACTTTGGTTGTTTTCTTTCATAAAGTTTGGAGTCATAGCAGTATATAGACTAGTTGTTAAATGTTCTTTACAAACCTCAATCCAATCCGCCACAAACTGCGGTACTACGACTTTAATTTTGGATTTATCAACGATGTCGTCTGTAATATAAATATTATTGTTGGGTACATTGAGAGTTTGCCCGTATTCCAATCTAACAACATTTTCAACGCACTTGTTCTCATCCACATCAAAACCGACTATTTTCCCTTTCAAGAGAACTTCATCCCCTATAAAAAAGTTAAAGCGTGGTGTTTCAATTAGATCTTTATTCATTTTCCACCTCCTCTATATCAATTCCTTCACAATCAAACACCCAGCCGAAGTTTGCGTCTTCTAGTTCTTTACGGGTGTGGGAATATATAACATCGTCTAAACTAAAGCTTTTTGTAAAGAAATACCTTTTCAAAAGTTCTCCATAAACCAACATATTTTCTTTAATATTCCCTTTAATCTTAACAAAATACCGCTTCTCTTTTTCAACCTCGTAGCCGTTAAGCCAAGCAAGACAGAATTTTTCGATGTTATTTTCGTAAAACCAATCAGGAACTTTCTTATCATAATGATCTTCAATTACTCTCATTGCACCGTAAACATGAAAATTGTTTTTCTTTTTAAATTCTATATATTCCGCCACACACTGCGGAACTATGACTTTTTCACGTTCAACCATACCCTCAATTTTACCTTGCTCGTAGCCCTCTCGCCATTTTGCATGGCTAAAATCCTGTTCAAATTCGCTCATGATAGCCTTTAACCAAAACTCTCTATCATGCAATGGCAATTCTCGCAATCGTGCTAGTATGTTCTTTACGTAGCGTGGAGCTTCATCTGCGTGACCTATTTCGGATTCGGCTAGCTGTTCAATTGATTTCAATATCCAATTTCTATTAATTTCGATTGTATCTGCGATAGGCCCCTCTGTATAAGGCAAATCCTCGATACGTTTAATCAGTTCCTGCTTATTCATTCTTCCAATTTCTCCTGCTTAACTTTATACATTCGATTCCCTCGATACTTGCTTTCTAACTGAGCCTTGCATTTGGCAGCATCACTCTCTTTCTTAAAAAAGTGAGTTTCGTCTACCATGTTGTCAAAAAATAATGTTACTGTGTATGACATTTTTACCTCTTTTTTCTAAACTGCTACCGTGCTACCGATAAATTCTAAAAAGTAAAAAGTTTTTTTCAAGAATCCCTATTCTATAGGCTTTCTTTATTATTACTATTATTTTATATACTTTTTTTAAAAATATAGGTAGAAGAGTAGCATTATATATAAATATTAAATAAAAGTCAGTAATATCAAGGGGTTAGACTGCTACCGATGTGCTACCGATGTCCTATTTTATCGGTAGAATGCTACCGATCTCCCCCTCAACTGCTACCGATGACTACCGATAATTTTTTAATTGCTACCGATTAGTTTTTTCCGAATCTTTCACTCTTACGAACCCTTTTGTACTTTTACCTCCTGCCCGGAAAACACTTTTTTTCCAATCAGGATGATTATCCATGATCATGTTAATCTTCGTTGACAGCTTCCTGTCATTCGAATTTCTCATAAATAAGTTGTACATCATTTCACGAGTTGAGACCTTATCTAGTTTTTTGCTTCCAGGATCAAAGTCGCTACTATTATCGAAATATTTACTTGTGTATTGATGTTGTTGCTGAATAGACCAGTTTTGCCAATTTTCAGGGACGGGCATATCAAGATATTCAAGCACTTGTAATTCAACTTCATCACGATACATGAACTGTTCACGGTAGATATTCAGTTCATCCTCTGTATTTTCATCAAACATCAAATCAGCACCAGCACGATAGATTGTAACGGCTTCGCCCCAGATTTGTTCAATTGTCTCTGGCTCGATTTCCATTGGATGTTTTTTTTGCCGTTTACTATCTGCCATAACTGGTAGAAAACGACGTTCACCGGTTTTGTCCTTGAGGTATTCTGTTTGGTTAGTAGTTCTAGCTAAAATGAAGTTTTTGGCAAACTCTTCTGTGCGTTTCATGTATGGTTTACGATAACGTAGGCTAGTTTTAGAAATAAAGGCCTTAGTTTCTGCAAAGCTCATCCGATTACTGGCCACCATTTCGTCGTCGTTGACGATTAGACTCTTTAACATAATGTCGTAATTATCTTTATTAGAGAAATCTGTTACGGCATCCGTATACCATTCGCCACCCAATTTTTGAAGGAGGGATGTTTTCCCAACTCCTTGTCCACCGACTAGATCCAGAACATAGTCAAACTTAACGTATGGATCATAAACTTTAGCAACTGCACCAACTAGCCACATTTGAGCGATTTTAGAAACTAAAGGGATATCTTCAGCCCCCAGGTAAACCTGAAGCATTCGGTCAATTCGTTTACGACCATCCCATTTTTCAGCAGCCTTTTCCATATACTCAATGACTGGATTGTAAGAACGTTCTGAGAAAAAAGTTTCCATGCCGTCCAGCATCGCCTGGCTAGAGAAAGCAACACCTAACACACTTTCAAAGTAAACTTTTACGACTGAATCAAAGTTAGAAGGGAGCTCACCTTTTTTAAAAAGAGTGTTGCCGATCTTGATATCTTTAAGGAGTTCATGCTCTTGGGAAAAATCGTTGTGCTTTAGGTAAATACTCAACTGATCATCAGCTTTGAAAGACATCAACACATTACTTGGACTGTTGGCCTTGATGTCTCCCTTGGCAGTCGTTATCATCTTAGGTTGTGAGTCAATACTTACTACATTACCAATCACAATCACCTCCTATCTTTTTTAATCATACTTTCAATAGTACGCATCATTTCCTTTTCAGGCAAAGGGGTTGGACTATTTGCATTTGCTAATCTTGCAAGTTGAACAACTACACCATCGTCGACCGCACGATATAAGAGACCACCTACGAATTTTGCTAGTTTGTCATTTCGTCCACCTTCATCACCAAAACCAAGGGCGATGGTTTCAAAGAGATCTGTAGTCTGTGTTCGGTCTCTAGTATGTGAACGTCTAACTAAATCCCTAAGACCGTCCTTACCATCATACTTATAACCGTGAGTTTCGCCATACTGTTTTTTTATAGACTGGATTAAATCTTTTGAAGGAGTGACCATCGTGCCACCTTCCTTAGACTTTTCCAGATCCCACTCATACTGCCCTTTATCTGTGGCAGAGGGTGCGACTAACACATAATTATTTTCGTGAGCCTTAATATCAACACCAGGCAAGAATCCAATCATCTGAGTGATCGGCTCATCTTCTCGTTTGAAGTAGAATAGATGTTTACCGCCACTAGCCGTCTTAGCTTGCAGTGTCGGTTCGATTAAATTTAGATGTTTCCATTTTTTTAGCGATTCAAAACCGTTCGATTTGCCGTGTTTGTCAATATCAATGACAAAGAAGTTGGTAGTCTTTAGGGCAATGTTTGCATTAGGGTAGCCGTCCCAAAAGTTTTCAATCTCAGATGGAGTCATGGCTGGCTTATCAGCAAAATTAATCAAAGGCATCTTGTTTTTAGGATTGATTGGAATGACTGAGAACCCTAACTTTTGATACTGTAATGCGTATTCTTTCATCGACGGCATGATTACTTCTCCTCTTTGTAAATATAAACAAGTTCTTGGGTCATATAATTTGATTGATATTCATCTTCAGTCATATCCAAGTATGTTAGCATAGCTGTATAAGCCTCTTCTACTGTCGTGAAAGGACCAAATTCCTCATCAGTTTCATCAATGACCCAGAACTTGTTATTTCTTAAAAAGGGAGGTCATCGTCATCAATATCAGCTTCAGTCAGCGGTTGTGCTTCTTCTTCAAGGTCATAGTTTCGGAACTCACGGCCATCTTTCCCCTTAGTCACAGAGATAACAAGGTTGTAGTAAGAGCCAACTGCCTTACGTTTTAGAGCCTCTTCCAAGGCTTTACCGTCTTCTTCATTTCCTTGCATACTGTCGCCAGCAAGGACCAAGGCTTTGATAAAGAATTTCATAGTGCGTTCAACTGCCCAGTCAAGGTTCTTACCGTTCCATTCAGTCAGTGTGCCAAATGTTGCAAATTCAGAGCGTCCACTGTAATCACCGCCACGGATTTCAAATTGATAACCAAGGCTTTCCCAGCCTTTGTCCGATACGTTGAAGGTTGCTTTCTTCAGGACTACTGGATAAGTACCAGCTGGGATTGGTGCAGGACCGTTGGCGCTGTCTTTGCGTGGGTCAAAGCCCTCTTTTTTGATTGATTTTGCGATATCTAGTAAGCTCATGTGTATTCTCCTTTATTTCTTAAAATAGTTCATCATCAGAGTCAACTTCTTTCTTAGGTGCCTCTTTTGTTTTTTCGGTCTTAGCTGGTTTAGTTGTCTTAGCTGCTTCTTTTTTAGGGGCTAGCTTGCCCTTTGCAGGCTCAACAGCCCCACGGATAGTTGCCAAGATTTTCAAGATGGCCTTGTCATCAACCTGGTCCGCATAATAGGTCTTACGCTTGCGGTCAACCTCACGGTTGTAGTTGTTGCCGAGTTTTTCAGTGTGGATCATCAAATCAGAGTTTCCATTGATAAGATTGACATACTTATCTTTCAAGCTTGGCTTGTCTTTGGTGGCATTGCCATTGTCATCATATTCAGATACCTGACGGCTGATGTAAATAACATTCATTGGCAATGCTTTGAGGTCAATGACTAATTCTGTGATAGCTTGGTTAAAGAAGTCGTATCCTTTGCCGTATGGAATTTCCGACAAGGATTTCAAGCGAGGTTTACCAACTGGGGTTAATTCATCACAAACTGCAATCTTAATCATTTCAATAACATCGTCAATTACATCAATAACGACTGTTTCATAAGAGTGCTTCTGTGTCTGGAGAGCAAGCAAGATATCTCCAAGCTGCTTAATTACTGAATTGGTAATTCGTCCCTTGTCATCTTTTTCATTGATCAGCTGAATGCTTGGAACAGTGTTAGCTTCTGCATTCCCGTCTGTGTTCAAAACGATTGGATTTGGGAATTCATTTGCAAGATAAGACTTTCCGCTCATGGTTTCACCGTAGATGAAAAAATTTCGTGGGGTATCTTTAGGAACTTGTGGTTTATTTGCTGGAAGTGTAAATGCCATTAGAGAACCCCTCCAATAATATCCTTAATCATGTCCTCAATTGATGAACGGTCACGCTTGATAGGTTCAACTTCTGATCCATTCGGATAGGTCAATTTGTATTCCGCTTCAACTGCGACAATTTCATAGTCAAAAGCTGCAGCAAGAGCCTTGTAAGTCTTTTTGTTGTCTTCGTATTTTTTACGAGGAAGCTTCAAACAATATTCCAAGCTGCAAAAGTCAGCTGCAAATGCTAAAGAACTTCTGTCCTTGTAAGAATTAAGAAATTCTCCAGTTTTACGGCTACGAAATACGATCATTTCAGTTGTTTTATTCATTTTGTTTTCCTCTTTTTTTTAACTTTCTTTATAATAAAATTCAATTACATTTACATCATGCTGCTGACGACTTCCTGTTATGCGCCAGAGCAATTGTCGATAATCATCATATTCTCCAGAACCTTCTTCTACTGGATCCAATACGACAATAGTTTGGTATTTGTGTTGCAAGCCGTCTACTCCGACACCTAACACTTGACTAGTAGCAACCACGAATTTCTTATAAAGTCCTTCTTGAATATCGCCCGTCCAGATTCCAATTTCAGGATGGCGCTCGCTAATGACGTTGACAATCTGCTTAGATTTACTGACAATCAACATATCGTGTGGTGCTCTTTCAATCAATCCGTCCAATTTGAGCATGAGAGGGGTATCAGCGTTAACTGGTTTCAACTTTGGAAAATCAACGATCACACCAGTTTGATTTAGGTACCGTTCAAAGGTCTTGCGACCAAAGGACTGTTTGGCCATAGCCGTCTTGTCTCCAACAGTGACCAAGTTAAGCTGCCTAAACTCAGCTAATTTCTCAGGGTTTCCAGCTTTAACTGTGACTGGGTAGAACTTGGTTTCAAAACCGTTATTTTCAGTGGCATTCTCAATCTTTTCAATGTCTTCCCAGCGGAAGAAATTAGGCAAGCTCGAGATATAACTTTCATAATTTTGAAAATCTTCCCACTTCTCTTTTGAATAGCTAAATGGATCATAGACCATTTTTCCATGAGTCTTTTGCCAGTCAAATTTATTATTTGGGGTTGCCCAACCAAATACCGTTTTTTCAAGCGGATAGAAATTTTGTCCTTTTTTCCGAATTGGTGTCGCTGAAAGACCTATCGTGTATTTTCGCTTTATTTTGCGATATAAGGCCACTTGTTTGTCAGAAGACATATTCTGCCATTCGTCTACTATCAGCACATCACAATCTAATTTATGCCCCTTTTTGACTTGATTTTGAAGATATCTATCTGTCTGAATGATAATCTCAACACCTTTATCAAAATTCATAAACTTGACTGCATCTATCCAACCATTCAGAATAGCTAGTCGATTGTTTGTGATGATGATTTTTTTAGCTTTTTTATGTTTTGCAATAGCAAGTGCACAGATAGTTTTGCCTCTGCCCCCAAGAGCCTCTAAAAAGATTCCATTAGATAAATGTTCACTTCTTTTAATCGCTTCAGCTTGCCACTTTCTTAGCGTTATTGTGATACTCACTCACCACCTTTCCGATATCATGAACCACTTCTTCAATATCATTTCTCATTGCCCAAAATAATCCAAGTCTTGCTGCTGCTCGAATATCTTGATGATGACTTTTTTCAAATTTCCAAAGGTCTAAGATTTTCAAAAGATCGTTTGGAATATCCGACTTGTAACCTGCATTGAATTGAAGAATGGCACCTGGATAGCAAAGTTGGATATAGGCGATGGTTTCTGCCACGCTATTATCTTTCGACTTGTCGTTATCCCTCGCCTTAAATTCTTCAACAATAACTACATCGAATTCAAGATTTGTTCCGATTTCGTGAAACCAATCAGCGAAACCTCTCATACCATAAGAGACAACCCAGCTATCAACTAATCTTGCATTATCCAACAAGACAACTCCTGTTGTGCTGGTTTCAATTTTATTACTGCTTGGATCAATAGCTAAAATTTTCATCAAACACCAACTTTCTCAGTTAGCACTCCTGGATAAAGGGCAGTGTTAAACCAATTTTGTTTATTTACCTTTGCAAAGGCAAATAGCGATTTAACTTCTTTTGCTTGCTTCTCAAATTTTCGAATATCTTCCTCCGATTCAAAGATAGGTTTTTCCTTGTATTTAGCAACTGTGACCAGCTTGTATTCCGGAGTGAATACTGGCTTTTCATTTCCTTGATCAAGATTTGTTTCGTCTACTTTTACAAAACGAATCGCAACATCAAATAGAAAACCTTCAGTAACAAGTACTTCAATCGATTCTGGTCCAATCACAACTGCTAGTGAATCTGTTACTCGTGTTTTATTCATCAATTCCATTACTTAATCACCAACTTTTCTGTCCGGACAAGCTCCGCACCTTTGACTTTCTTGCCAGATTTAAGCAACTCTTTGAGTGTTTTTTTGTCCGGCGCAAGCGTCACTTTTTTTGTAAAATATTTTTTCGGAAGGTCGTCTTCGTTGACCTTGACTGATTCTGGATTCTTAGCAATTTTTATAATCAGGGCACCACTCTTAACTTCGGTTTGCCCCGTGACATTCATAGCTGCCATAATGTTATCCTTGACATAATCCAGCTTTTTCTGTGCCACCTGTTTCTTGGCTTTGAAGCTCTCTTCCTCAGCCTTGTACATTGCCACGTCGGCTTCTAGATTCTTGATAACATGGGCATATCCTTCTGCTTTCTGTTCAAATTGTTCTTGCCAATCGATGGCCTCAAGCGTGTCTGCTTTTGTTTCGTCATCGATATCCAATTGGTAAATTGTCAGGAACTGACCTGTTAGTTCGTATAAACTAGCCATTTTTTTCTACCTCTCTGATTTTATTTGTAAGTTTTGTTAGTCCAATACCTGATTTAGTCAAATCAGCGTTGGACGTGAATAAATGATTTTGATTCATTCTAGCAATTTCGTTCTTAGATAAACATGCCAGATTTGAAATATCATAGTTTGTTTTATCACCGTCCAGAAAAACGATTGAGTACCCTTTTGGTATCAGCCCGTGATGGTCCTCCCAAACCTTGCGGTGTTTCAAAACCCATTGATTAGGTTCTCCAATCTTTTCTTTTGGATAACCGTTTGTTGTGTAGTTGATAGTACCGACAGGTACATAATTCGGAGGTCGATTACCTTTTTTGAACTGCCCGCCGTTTTTTGGCATATTGGGGTACTTCTTCCCCTTATTGTGAGGAGTCTGACCTTTCTCGAATCTTCCTGTCAAACCACTATGTAGATTATTATTTCTCCGATAACTCTTAATCTGTTTCTCAGTTAGCGATAAGCCAAATTTTTGGTTCATTTCATTTGCGACATTACGAGAAATCTTATTTTTTTGGATCAATACAAGATAATCATGTTGCTCCTTTGTCAGCAATCGACCTTGATAGACTTTTCCAACTGCTAACCCTAGACGTTTGCGTACGCCACCGATTTGACTCTTGTTATAATTCGTACCAAATTTTTCATTCAGCAACCTGGTTACTTCAGGAGTTAAACGACCAGGGCATATTTCATGCATGTACTCCGTGTACTCATCCTTCCAGCAAAGCGATCGGGGCATTGACTTCACCTACCTTGTCTTTGAATTTTTCAGCATCTAGCGCCAATTGACCTGCTTGTAAGATTTGACCTGAGATTGCGACCATTTGTTTCGAGCGCTGTAATTCTACTTTTAATTCATCTGCTGTAAGATCCCTATCATCCAGAGTCTCTAATTGAGCGAAGAGCGTGTTAGTTAAATCACCTATTTTATTTCGTACCATCTACTTAGTCACCTCTTTCATCAATTTATTTGCTTCTTTGATTAACAAACGCATAACGTTGCTATCCGTTTCTTTCTCTGCTGCTCTTGTCAGCATATCCACCCACTCACGTCTGTTGTCATTCTTCCAGTCAACCAACTCAGTGAGTGCCTGTGTATGGTTATAGTAAGGCGAGTAATCGTATGACTTATCTTCCAAGCGAACGCATCTGCCTGCCTTGATGTCTTTGGCCAGGTTCGCTCTCACATTACTATTTGTTGTACCAACGACCTCAGCCACTTCATCATATGAGGCAGCAGGGTGCTCTCTATAATATTCCCTAATTCGTTCAGCTTGAGTCATGTTTCTCCTCCTTATTTCAACCCTTCAGGCGGTTCTACATCATAAGTAAATTGCTTATCTGAATTTCTCAGATTCATCCGTGCGACATTGTTTGCCATCAGCTGGCGCTCTTTTTGTTTCATTTCAGCGTGGTCATCTAGTTTATTTACTAGCGACCATAGTCCAATTCCTACGATTGTTACCAGGTAAATATATTCCATCGTTTTTCTTTCTCCTTTTCTTTATAGATTGCTACGATTTTCTTCAAGTCTGCGATTTCTTGATTCGCTTCTTGAAGTTTTTCCTGTGTTTCAATTAGTGATTGATTGAGGTCTAAAGCGACCTCTTTCCAGTCGAGATTAGTTTCTTTGACCTCTTCCGAAAAATAGTTTTTGATTCTTGATAGTAGGTTCATCCTGCTGACCTCATTTTCTTGCTTGTTTCCATTTCTTTTTTCCAAGCTTTAGTTCCACGATATTGCAAGTATTCATAGAAACCTTTAATCGTTACAAGTTGTCCACTATCCAAAAGATGTTTTTGCTGACTAGGGAGTTTTTGCATTTCTCTTCTTCGCTCTCCTGCTTGTCGTTTTGAACATCCAAAGATACGTTTTAACTCTTCATCATTAGCAGAGACTTTTTCAATAATCACATCTTTAATTCTTACAATTTCAACTGCTTCCATTTTTGCTCCTTTCGTGTTATAATCATGTTGAATATTTAAGTATGCGCCTGATTTCCGTCAGGTGCTTTTTTGCTATCTCCTTTTCTGCTATAATGAAACCAGAAAGGAGGTAATATTATGACTGAAATTCACGCATGTCTTTGCGGAAATTGGGTGAACCTATCAGCCGACGACGATTGTGTAATGGGACCAAATATGGCTAGTCCTTACATTTGGTGGGAAGAAAATGCAGAACTCTACTCACCAATTTCTAAACCTGAAGCAAACTCGATGTACCATCAGGATTATATCTACATTCACTATCGTGGCGCTGACTATCGTATCCATCCAATGTTCATTCAAATCGTTTCTAGATAACTTTTTCTAGTCTGCTAGAAATGATTTCTAAATCTACGTCGTCCAGTTTCAACTGGTCGGCTTTTTGATTTAAACGAGCTTCGACAGCTTGGTTGATTTCAAACCATTCTATTTTTGTAAATCGGCTCCTGAATTTTAGAAATTCCTTTACTGCTTCTTTCATACTGTCCTACTTTCCATCGCCCTGAGTTCAATCTCGTGGCTGACTTGTTTCAATAGCTTCTCACACGCTATTTTTGCTTCTCTGTACGTTGTAGATTCGCTGATGAAGTAATCAGCAAGTTCTATGATTTTATCTTCCAATATTGCCTCCAAAAATCAGCCTCAAGACCGATGTAATATCCTCCTAAATTGCTATAATAATCTCGACTAGGACCTCTCACCGTTTTAGTCAAAATTCCAATAGAAAGGAGGAGTTTTTATGAAATCCTTTAAAGATTTTCGAGAATCTTTAACAGCTGAAGATATGCAAGCTATCTCTGCTAAAGCTAATGAAGCTACTAAACAGATTGACCATACAGACGGATTGCAACTGGGGAAGGTCAGTGGTTTGACTTCTGTAATAACTACTATTGAGTTACTTGAGAAGTATCATGAATGGCTTCATAGCTAAGACGCTTAAATTCTTCTGAGTCTATCTGAAAATTGATAGGCTTTTTTTGTAAACGCTCAAGAAAACTAGTGTTTCTTAAAAGTTTTTCAACTAACTCAGGGTCTGCCTTTACAAAGGTGGACTCTTTTTTCCCACTATACGGATATCGTCTTGGTCTCATTTCCTCACCTCCTTTGTATTTATTTTTTCTACCCTCTCTTTTATTTAGAGAAGTAGGACTGGTTGTCTTTTAATACTTGTTGTTAGTTAATATTTATTAGTGTAAAAAATTTGACATGAAAAAGTTTGACATGAAAAAAACTTACATCTCAAAAATTTAATCACTAATCGCTTTATCGAGTCGCTGTAACATGATATCAAACTGGAAATCAAAACAGGTTTCTTTCGTCATCTTGAAATCATGAATGCTGATTCGTGGTTTGTTGAACTTGCTCGCTCAATTTATCAAGATTTTGAGAAATCAATTTCAGATTCTCACTAATCGAGCGTGACTTTTTTTGATACGGCAATCTCAGAAATTTACCACCAGAGGTAACTACCTTAATGATTTTTTCGAGGTGGTCTTTTTCTTGTTTCAAGCTTTCAAGAACGCTTTCCATCTATGTGTTCCTCCTTCTTATTTTTTTGTTTCTAGTTATTTACGAAATTTTCGTATTTTTTCCCTAAAAAAATATCATCGAATTTCACATTGAAAAAAAACATGTATTTTTTCAATAGCTGATAACCGATATCAGAGCTATCTTTTTCTAATCTAGCAATTGTTTGACTTGAAACTTCAAATTTTTCTGCCAACTCTGCTTGAGTAAGTCCTTTGTTGATTCTCATAGCTTCTAAAGTCCACTGCACGTTCCTACCTCCTTTCTGTTAAAGTAGTTCTACTTCTTTTTTTGCGTCTTCTATAGAAATTAGGGTTGGGTTATCGAACCAATCTTTTTCTAAATAATACTTTTTCTCATGCTCAGACATATAAGCAATCAATGACTGAAAATGCTTTATGCGTTCATGAAGATGTTCTATATTTTCTTTCATCCATCCTCCTACTCCTTAAATTTTTCCAAATATATTTTTCGCTTGTATATTTCCAACATCAATCTTATTGATATTCAACATTAACTCAGGGTCTGCCTTTACGAAGGTGGACTCTTTTTTCCCACTATACGGATATCGTCTTGGTCTCATTTCCTCACCCCCTTTCAAATATGGTATAATCAAAATAAAACGATTGGAGAAATCTTATGATATTTCGAGTGAAAGTAAATTCTTCTGTTTCTAGGCCTGTAACCGTTGAAGACATTTGCCCAAATTGTAAAAAACCAACCAATCCAGATCTTGTGAACTCTTCTTATTTTTCTCTTGGAGAAAATAAAACAAGCTTAGTATTAACATGTAGATGCTTAGGTTGTAAGCACTTTTGGACAGAGGAGTTTATAGCTACAAGATTTTTAATCAATGACTATACCGAAAAATACGAAATTGAACATATCAAAGTAATCCCTAATCTTCCGAGCGATATACCTATATCTGACGATGTAGAGATAGTTTCTCCAATTGGTAAGCAAATCTATGTCCAAGCACTGAAAGCTGAACACGAACAACTAGACCACATTGCAGGTATTGGATACCGTAAGGCGCTTGAGTTCTTTGTTAAAGATTTCTCCATTGTTACAAATCCTGATGATGAAGATAAAATCATTAAAATGTCATTAAAACAAGTTATTGAAAAATATATCAAGGATGAAGACCTTAAAACATTTGCGCTTGCATCTGCTTATATCGGTAACGACGAAGGTCATTACTATAGAAATAATCCTGATAAAGGTTTTACAGACCTAAAGAACTACCTACACGGAGTTATTCACTACATGGAAATGAAACTCAATTTCCTTGATGCTCAAGAGCTTGTGAATCGTTCAAAGAAATCTTAGAATCTACTTCATCCAACTTCTCAGCTATATATGTCACAGTCCTCAATATCTCATTGAGGGCTGTTCTTTCTAGTTCGTTCATTTGCCTTACCTCCTTTTCCTTAAGCTTGATTTAATTATAATACGATTTTTTCGTATTGTCAATAGTTTTTATCAAAAAAATAGGATTTTTTCGTATTTTTGATTGTTTATCATTCAAAAATGATATATAATGTAATTATAAAAAATACGAGGTAATCGTAAATGGACGAAAAAAAACGAATGCAAATTATTGCTGAAAATATTACACACTTTAGAAAGCAACGTGGCATCACCCAAAAAGAGTTGGCTAAAGAAGTTGGAATTACAGCAAGTACTATGACAGACTATATGAAGTTAAGAAGCGCTCCTTCTTTTGGTGTTATCCAAAAACTGGCTGATTATTTCGGTGTTAAAAAATCAGATATAGATACTACTTTTAAAGAAGAATCCACCAACTCACTGCCAGACGCTCCAGATTCGCTCACACAGCAGATAATGGATAAGGTAGTGCAATTAACCCCACCCAATCAAAAAATCGTGCTACGGACCTCTGAGGAGCTTCTGGAGAGCCAAAACGAAGAAGAAACGAAGATAAACGAAGTATCGGAAGTTATCAGCTTGTACCAAGTTGAGGTTGTATCTGAGACGGCAGCAGCTTCTGGATTTAACTATGGATTTGGGTACGACGATACAGACAGAGAGACTATAGAGGTTGACGAGCGACCACCACGCCACGATATTGCGACCAAGGTCAGTGGAGACTCCATGCAACCCGACTACCAAGACGGAGACATTCTCTATTTAGTAGACAAAGGACTGACTACCTACAACGGAGATTTAGCAGTTATCGCATATGGAGACCGTTCTTACTTCAAGAAGATATATACCGAAAACGGACGCTTACGCCTAGTGTCACTCAATGACAAGTACGAAGACATCATCCTAGACTTCCCACCAGCCGAAGACACACACATCAAGATTTATGCAGTAGTCGGGGTGTATAGAGGGGAATAAAAAAATTATTTTTTAAAAATATTAAAAAACAGTTGACTTTTTTAAAAAAATCATTTAGAATGAATTCATTAGAGAAAAAGCGTCGGGATCTCTACGGGGACCGATACGGGGAAACTCCTTCATTCTAAATTAGAATGGGGGAGTTTTTTTGAAGCCATTTAAAACAATCGAGGAACAAATCGCAACACTAAAAATCAGAGGGTTATCCATTACAGATGAATCTAAAGCAGCTAAGTACCTGCTAAGTAACAATTACTACAATATTATCAATGGATACAGTAAGTTTTTTCAACACCCTGGTACTGACACTTATATTGACGGCGTCACATTTGACGAAGTTTCAAGTCTCTATACATTTGACAAAGATGTAAAACGAGCCATTTTGCAAGCTATTCTTGAAGCTGAACACCATATCAAGTCAATCACTGCTCACAGATTCGCCGAAGCTTACCCCAGTCAAAAATACGCTTATTTAAACACCAATTCTTATGCAGATAATAAAATATTAGACGTGGGATTTATTGTATCAAAACTATCCAAAATCATAAACACAAACAAGCGATACAGAGGAAATTCAATTCACCACTACGCACATACTCATTCAGATGTCCCAATCTGGGTACTAACTGATTATCTAGAGTTTGGAGATTTACGCACGATTATTGAAAACCTGCCTAATTCACTCCAAAATGAAATCGCACGGGATTTAGTAAGTTTTATAAGCACAAACATACCTGACTTTAACGATGTTTTCCCACCAGAAACCTTGATATCTTTTCTAAAAAATATTAACGAGGTACGAAACAAATGCGCTCACAATAATCGCTTATTAAACTTCAGATGCCGTTCTAATAGTACGTTTTGGGAAACGATTCATAACAAAGAGATCTTGATGGGAGATGACAGTAGAAAAACTGTATATTCAACAATTATTAGCCTTCAATGCTTTATTAGTAAAGCAGCATTCAACATTTTGTGGAATACTCTTAGAAAAAAAGTTATCAAACTAGAGAAAAAGCTGCCTTCTATAGACATCAATGTAATCAACCAGTCTTTAGGTTTTCCTAATGATTGGCACCGTAATGAACCAAAAGTATAAATTAAAACCAACTATTTCCATTTAGGAAATAACTGCTTGACAGAAATTAAAAAAAGAAATACACTAAGAATGTAAAAAAGCCTTGTTCGTCAAGGATAAAATCGTCTGGTGTACTTCTAAGAGGTACACCTTATTTTATTATCTGACGAGATAGCAACCAAAAAATCCCCACACTCAAATTTTGGCCAAGGAGAGTGTGAGGAAATCATGTATAGGAAACAACCATTAAAAAGGTAGTTTTCTTGTACCCATTTTAACAAAAAAGTGAGGTAAACGCAATGTGGATGGAAGAATTGCCAAATGGCAAATTTAAATATTTTGAGCGATATAAAGATCCATATACTGAGAAATTAAAAAAAGTTTCAGTAACCATGGAGAAGAAAACTCCCCAGGCAAGAAATCAAGCTGCTATCTTGTTACAAGAGAAGATAAATAAAAAACTCAGCACAAAACAAGTAGAAAGCATTACATTTGAAGAAATCTATAACCTTTTCTATAAATCATGGGCGCAAACAGTAAAGGAATCAACAAAACATAATTGTAAATCAGTTGATAAGAAGATGAAGGAAGTCATACCATCCGATACCATACTTGCTAATCTTGACAGGCGTTTTCTTCAAGAGGCTATTGAAAAAATTATTGAAAGCAACGGATATATTACAGCTAAAAAAGTACGGCATAGGCTCAGAGGTATCTTTAATTACGCTGTTCAATACTCTTACATTGAAAACAACGAGGTCGATTATACTACGATTCCTCAAAAACCAAAGACTTTAGAAGAACTGGAAAAAAAGCGTAACAACTTTCTCACCATGCAAGAAATAAAAGCACTTGTCGATGTCCTTAATCGTCGAGAATATCACCAAAAGTACGCTGATATGGTTCTTGTGCTGACATTAACTGGTATGAGATATGGTGAGTTAACTGCCTTACAACTGAAGAATATAGACTTCGAAAACAACAAAATTGAGATCACAGGTAATTTTGATTCAGTAAACAAAATCAAGACGCTACCAAAGACTACAAATTCAATACGGACAATCAAAGTATCAGAGAGTGTCATAGAAGCTATTCAAAGACAAATAGTACGACTTAGCGAACGTTTCCAGCCATTGTCAAGCGATGATTATATTTTCTGTTTTGAAAAATGGAATCAACCTACAACAATAGCTTGCTTCATACAGATATTAAAAAAATATGGAAAACAGGCCAAAATAGAAAAAAACTTATTTAGCCATATTTTTAGGCTTCTCATATTTCGTTTTTAGCAGAGTCTGGCCTCCCAATAAAATCAATAATGGATCGAGTTGGGCACTCAAATGCAAAAATGACTTTGGAAATCTATTCTCATACTACTGAGGATATGGAGGATAAACTGGTCAATAAATTAGATACTATTTTTTAATTCTGCCCCTTGGTTGCCCCTTTTTGATTTCATAACACAACAAAACCCCTTGAATATATTGATAATTCAAGGGGTTGCTTTATATCGTTATAATTCATCCGCATTTAAAAATACCTTTACATCGTTTTACTATATCTTACAATACCTTTTAAAACAGCTATATTTTGAGCTTTTAAATAAATGTTTTTACATCATTTTACAGAGATTTACGACACTTTTGCCCCTTTTTTGCCCCTTTTGAGCAAACAAAAAAACCGCAAGCCTGAGCCTGCGGTGAAAGAACAATTTAGAAAGTTTCCTTTCTATTTTATTTAACTGTAATCAAGCCATCTGGCTCTACTGTGAACTCTGGCTTGTCTGCCAGTGTTCCGTCTGGTTTGAGGTAGTACCAGCCTGTTCCGTCCGCTGACTGGATAAAGGCATTTGATACCATGGCGCCTTCTTTAGCGTCTAAGTAGTACCAAGTGTCCTTGTACTTGACCCAGCCTGTCTTCATGGCACCTTCTACATCAAAATAGTACCACTTCTCAGCGATTTTCTTCCAGCCTGTAGCCATTTCGCCTGATTGGTCAAAGTAGTACCAATTACCGTCTGTGTGCTTCTTCCAGCGGTCTGAAAGCATATAGCCTGAGCCATCGAAATAATACCAGGTACCGTTGATTTTCTCAAACTTATCTTTTGGATAAGAGCCGTCTGAGTGTACGTACCAGTAGCCAGTGTCATTCTTCTGCCAGCCTGTTGCAGCTCTCAAGCCGTTTTCGATGTCTTGCTTAAACTGTTCACGGCTAATGCCCCATTTAGCAAGATATGGATATGGATCCACATGGTCTGAGTGGTTGTTTGGTTGGTTATTGGTACAGTATTCATGCGTCTTGATACCTGCCAAGTCGTCTGTATCAAGAGTCTTCGGCAAGCCTGCTTCGTCCGCTAGATTGCGTAGCAATTCGATATAGAGGCGGTAGTCAGCCATAAACTCTTCCTTAGTTGAATGGCTTTCAATCAGTTCAACCGCTGCGTAACTCTCAGCATTCCAACCGCCCCCAACATCCCAACTTCCGTTGTTCACAGGTCCTACTTGCATGACACGGCCGTTTCCGACAACATGTGAAAAGAACCCTAGTTCAGGGTCCTTTCTATAGTGATAATCCGCTTCATTCTGTACGGTTGAGTTGCGGTTACCTGTTGAGTGGGCGTGTACTTGTCGATAAGGCTGCACCCCAACCTGTGGCAAGCCTGTACGTAGTCTGTTTCTTATCGATATCCATTACTCTTGTCCTTTCCAAGCGTCGTTCATCTGCTTCACGGCTGACTCCACAAAGGTGTCTAAGTCCTTGTCCGTCATACTGATATTGTATTTTGTAAGCTCAGCACGGACTTTAGCACGAGCCTGTGCCAGTTTTTCATCTCCCTTGTAGCCAGTTTCAGCAGCTACCTGCTCCACGGCATTAACTGCGTTCTTAGCCAAGATTTCAACAATCTTGATAGTCTTTTCTCCACCTTTTTTGACGAGGTATTCCTTGACTGCCTTGACTGCGATACCAGCCAAAATAACAAGGATGCTGATTGCTCCATTAGTAATGATTTCAGTAATTTGTTGCATTTGTTATTCTCCTTTTTCGATTTCTTCCATGCGGTCGTTCATGCGAACCATTTCTTTTTGAATGTCTCCGACCGCGTGAGTGATTGTGGTTAATTCTGTAGTGGTCTTTTCTAGGTGAGTCATCAAACGCTCTTCTCGTCTATTAGAGTCGGCCTTTGATTGCTCGTGCAAATCCATAATCTTCTTCTCTCGCTTGTCCGAAGTCTTGATAAGATATCGAATGATAATAAAGAAAAGCAAGATAAACAAAATCGCCCAAGCTACCTGACTTTGAGCGATTTTTTCAGCTTCTTCAATTGGCATACAACCTCCTATTCTTTAGGTTCTACCGTTGGAACCGTCCAGTCAGGATTGCCCTCTGCATCAAATTTCATGATATAGAATTCATGATTCAACAGAACGGCTACGTTGATTGTTGCGATTGTACCACCCCACTGATTGAACGCCCAAACGGTTTCAACATCCTTGAATTGGCGACGGCCATTTACGATCACAGGACGTTTTTGAACGTCACGATACATATAGAAGTCATCGCTTACATTCTTGCAACGAATGAACTCTCCATTTTCTTTCATGTAGCGCAAAGCACTCGCAAGATCAAATGGTTCTGTGATTTTTGTAAGGTCTAGTAAGTTATCTGTGTTTTGAATTGTTTCTGCCATGTCTATTCTCCTTTGTCTGCTGGTTTAGTTTGTTCATCAAGCAGAGCTTCCAGCTCATCCACTCGTGCTTGAAGTCTTTGATTCTCTTCCCTTTGCTCATTCAACTGAATACTCAAGGTATTACTTGTAATCATCGAATTTGTTGAAGTTGTTGACATTTCACTAATTGTCATTTGTAAGGCTTGGTTAAGCTGTTCTGTGTTCATTTTCTAAGTTCTCCAATCTGTGTGTTCGTTTTCTATTTTCAAGAGCAAGCTCCTAAATTGCTTTAAGTGCGATATTGGTCAACATGTTGTTATTCATGCTATTATTTTCTCCATTTTTTCTATTTTTTGATTTAATTCTTGAATAGCCTTGATTAAGTAAGGAACTAAAGCGGTATAGTCGATATGTAGATAGCCATCTGGATTCTCAGGATCTCGTGAGACAATTCTTGGAACGATGGTTTCAGCCTCTTGAGCTATTAGACCAATCTCCTCATGTTTCTTATTTTCGATGAAATCAAATGCAACCATTCTTAATCTGTTGATTTTATCCAAGGCTTTCACAGCTGTATCTGTGATGTTCTCTTTTAAGCGTCTATCTGATTTTTGTTCCATCCAATACTTCAAGCTACCGCTACCGACCTGATTCCACCAAACAACCGCATTCCTTCCGCCTTTGGGATTCCAACCATCACCAAGCACATCTTTACTTCCAAGTTCGATACCATTTGAAAACACAGGAGAACGAGAAAAAGTAGTATTCCCATAGAAGTTTGCTCTCGATGAATTCGAAAAATCCACTTGATCATAAAAACCGACTTCATTCCTACAGTACATTTTCCCATCAGTATTGACGTTCCATGCTTTAGGTCCGGCATAGTTCCAATTATTTCCCCAGTTCGCCCAGAAGGCTGTCCGGACTCCATGCCCGGCACCATTCCCCATACCAACAGAGAACTGATTGACACCTGAAATCCAGCGACCGCCACCCTGGTCAAATTGACCAAGTGTGAATCCACCGATTCGGCCTTGATAGGCTTCTAGGAAGGTTGAGCTAGAAATGACGGACTCAACCTTAGTAGAGAAGATACGTTTAGATATCAGTTCGTAAATAAAAGCATCAGTTGCAGTTAATTTTTTAATAAGCGCATTGTCAACTTTCAACTTCTCAGCAGTTACCGCTTCAGCGTCTAATATCGTAGTCGTGACCGAACCAGCTTCAAAATTGGCCGTTTTGAGCTTATCAACCATGGCAGACTTGATGACTGCTCTGTCAATCAGGGTCTCTCCAGTGATGTGGGTCAATTTCCCAACAAAGCGGTTATGTCCATTGGCGCCAAGATTGATTCCAGAGATGATATCTCCAGCCGAGTTGATGTTTTGAACTGCCCATGAGCCAGTTAGTTGGCTTTGAACAGAGCGAATCGCTTCGTCCGTGTCTTCAGGAGCTTCTTTGTAGTCCGTCGCGACAGAACCTCTTTCGAGTTGAACATCTGTAACATAGAGGTTGATGGTCTTCCCTTTTTCACCAAACAACATCAAATTCAGATTCTCTACATCGTCTGATAAAGTAAACGTAAATGTGAAACGCTTATACTTCGATGTTATTTGTGGACTTGGGATATTTTGCCACTCTTGCCCAATAATGTTTTTGTTTTTGATGTAGTGCAAAGCGACTTTCAAGCCACTGTTGCTATCGCCACCATCTTTCGAAACAAGCAGAGATACACTAACCTTTTCCCCTCGAATACCATCAAATGCAAAAGATTGCTGAATTCCAAAAAAATTAGCAACATCTTGAGAATCGTGATAGAAGTGTAGTCCTGGACGATTTCGATTATTAGGATTTTGAGAGTGTTGATAGTTGAAATTCAAACCAAAATTAACAGATTGATATTCAAGCCAATTTTTCGAACCGTTCTTAAATTGACCATTTCTGATATAATTTCGACCACCTTTGGCAACCTTCCCAACCTCAACCTGAAATAGTTGATTAGTCAGAGCCATACGAGAAACCTTATCCGCAATTCCGTTTTCAGTATTGCCCAAAATCCGCTCGTAAAGTTTACTGGTTTCCTTAACACGCTGGAAGTCAGTAGTCTCTACTTTTCGCGCTAGTTGATTGGTCACATTCACAAATTGACTATCAGCATTCGCTTTGTTTGCAGAAACCTGATCAGATATTCTACCCATTTGTCGTTCAGCATTATCCTTGTTTGTAGCGACCTGAGTCTTTAAATTTGAAATCTGATTATCTGTGCCTTGCTTATTACTGTTTATCCGATTTGAAATATTTGAAATCTGAGTAGTGGTTCCTTGCTCACTGCTTGTAAGTCTATTTGATAGACCACTGATTTGACCGCCCACATCTTGCTTATAAGTAGTTATCTGACTTGAAATATCCGTGAACTTACCATCTACAGATTGACGATAGCTAGCGATTTGACTAGCGATGTCTTTATTCGCACTAGTTTTAACAGCTTCAATCCTCTGATTGATACCCTTAACATCTTCTTGATAAGTAGCCTTACCAACGAAATCACGATTGACCAGCTCACGGACTGCTGTCGCTTGTCTCGTGCTCTCCTCACGAGTATAGCGCTGTAGGGCTTCCTGTCGCTGACCGTCTTTATTTACATATTCCTGAATAGCTGATAAATCGGTTCGCAAGCCCTGAGGTGTCCGCTCAAAGGTAGCCTTAGCTTCAGTGATGAGACCATCAGCGTCCTCAGGCGCAGGACTCCAGTCCGTCGCCACACTACCGATTTCAACCTTGATTCCTGTTACCCAAGCTGTACCGCTTGTAGCACCTTCAAGATTGAATCGCAATGATGTCTTCAATTGATCAAAATTTGTTTTTTCAGAGTAGTCATAAGTGAATGTAATATATTTCCAATCTGCCGAACCTTTATACATACCAAGCGTAGCATAATCTGGACCACTCTGTACTCCGGTCTCACTATTTTTTCTAAAAAGATAATGTTTGAAGCAATTAAATACATTCCAAAAATTTCGACCTTGGACTACATTTTCGTACTTGATCCAAGCGCTAAAAGTAACTTTTTGATACAACCTTGAGCTGAAATCTGGTTCAATGTTGAACATTAAAGTAGAGTTGTTCTCTAGCCTATAGCATTCTTTTTGACCTGTGACGTGGTTTTCAGGTAATTTTTCAATTACAGCTCCAACCGTCTTGGATTTTATCCATAGATTCCGTCCTCCCACCTTCATTTTTGAAAATTCTTCACGCAATTTCCCAGCTTCAGATACAACTAAAGTCTTATCTGCTTTATCCTTGGTTGCGTTCAGGATTTCCTGACGGATAGAGCCGGCTCGCACCTCAAATTCAGCCTGACTCAACTTCTGATTTAGCTTGTTCTGCGTGTCTGTCTCAAGACTCTTCACAGATTGCCGGATATTTTCAGCAGTCACGTTGAGTGCGCTGATATCCACTTTAGTTCTAAGACCTTCAGTCAGACGGCTTACACCAGCGTCGAGTGAGTTGGCTCGTTGTTTGAAGGTCGATTCAACTGTTGAAATCTGACCTTCTATATCTTCAGGAGCTTCTGAATAAGAAGTATCTACATCGCTTATTTCAAACTTCGGCATCCAAATCCAAACGGTTCCTTCCTGGTTGAAATTGAACAACCATTCATTTGTGGTCTGCTTGGATTCGTTTGTCCAACCTTTTGGAATATGGACAACATATCGCTTAATTTCTGTCGACAATGTCACATTTCCAGTTTTATATCCGATATTCCCTAATCGAGATCTTAGCATTATTCCATTTTTATTTGCCTTAGCATAAAAACTAATGATTACATCTTGATTAGTCGTACTTCCGGGAATTACTTTCCCGAATTGACCCAGAGCTGGATAAGTAACCTTGGGATTACCTCCATCACGGCCAGATGGATTCA